GGAGTGCCTAATGGCTGTCACTGAACCGACCACCGAGCAGCGGAAGACGAAGATCGTCGAACTCCGCGACAAGCTCGCCACCCTCGACGCCCAGATCCTCGACCTCGCGGAGCGTGACACGCTCAACGAGACCGAAGAGGAGCACTGGGAAGACCTCCTCGCCGAGCGCGACGCGATCGAGCCCGAGTACCGGAAGCTCGAAGAGCGCGCGTTCCGTGCCCAGGAGATCAAGAAGAACACGCACCGCGAGATCCACGGCCTGCCCGAGGTGAAGAAGCCCGTCGAAGAGCTCTACGGCGTTGACGTCTCCAACCTGGATGCCCGTGTCGCCCGCGATGGTGCCCTCCGCATCTTGGACGACAAGGAGCAGAACTACACCCTGAACAGTCGTCAGCTCGACGACCTCGACAAGGTGATCCGCGTCAACTCGGACATTGCTCGACGGACGATTCTCACGGAGAACGACCACTACCGGTCGGCGTTCATGAAGGCGATGAAGGACTCGACTGCGGTGTTCACCGCAGAGGAGACTCAGGCGCTCCTGCGTTGGCAGGAGTACCGCGCCCAGTCCGAAGGTTCCACGACTGGTGGCGGCTACGCACTGCCCGTGTTCATCGACCCGTCGGTGATCCTCACGGACCAGGAGCTCGACAATCCGTTCCTGTCCCTGTGCCGGGTGATCGACATCAACACGAACACCTGGAAGGGTGTCTCGGCTGCTGGTGTCGCCTGGTCGTTCGACGCTGAGGCCGCGGCTGTGAGTGATGACAGCATCACGCTCGCGCAGCCGTCGATCAGCGTGAACATGGCCCGAGGGTTCATCCCGTACAGCATCGAGGTTGGTGACGACTGGCCTGGCTTCCAAGCCGAGATGGGCAGCCTCCTCGCCGCCGGCTACGACGACCTGCTCCTCTCCAAGTTCACGTCCGGTTCGGGTACGAACGAACCGACCGGGATCTTGACCGCGTTGCAGGCATCGGGTTCGTATCAGGTCGTCGTGACGACTGATGGTGCGTTCGGTCAGGAAGACGTCTACGCGACGTGGAAGGCCCTTGGCCAGAAGTACCGCAAGCGTGCGGTGTGGATGGCGTCGGTTGGTGTCGAGAACAAGATCCGTCAGATGGGAACGTCGAACGTGTACCACGCGTCGACGGTCGCGCTGCCGGAGAACGCTCTCGGCCCGCTGTTCGGGAAGCCGTTCTACGAGAACGCCTACATGGCGGACTTCACCGCGGTGACGACGTCGGCGTCGTTGCTGATCGTGGGCGACTTCCAGAACTACGTCATCCCGCGCCGTGCGGGCATGACGGTCGAGTTGGTCCCGCACCTGTTCGACGTGACGAACAACCGTCCCACGGGCTCGCGTGGCTGGTTCGCGCACGCGCGGATCGGTGGCGGCGTGTCCAACGCAGCTGGCTTCAAGCTCCTGGTCAACACCTAGGAGCCATGCGAGTCGGGTGATGGTGGGGCCGGTCCTTCTCAGGGGGCCGGCCCCACTGTCCCCACCTACCCTGAGAGGAAACCCGCAATGCCCGAACTTGTGAAAGCAACGTTCTCCGCGTTCGTCAGCGAATCCGCCTACATGGAAAAGGATTCGCTGTGGGAAGCCGACCACCCGTTCGTTCTCGAGCACCCCACTTGGTTTGTTCCCGTGTCGGATGGCCCGAACATCATCCGCACCCCAGTCGTTGCACCTGAGCCTGAGGTGAAGCGTGGTCCTGGCCGTCCCCGCAAGGACACCACGGCCTGATGGGCGTCGGGAAAGGCATCCCGACCGGCGGCAAAGAGCCAGACGCGGTGTGTCTCGCGTACGTCCACCAGAACAACTACACCGCCAGCTGGGCCGACAGCCGCGAAGCCCTCATCGGGTACGACCTCACCCACCACGGCCGGTTGATGCGCGGCGGGTACATCAACATGAGGGCCAACACCGACGGGCTCCCCGAGGCCCGGAACAAGGCGGTCGCGTCGTTCCTCGCGCAGGACGTCCCCTGGTTGTTCTGGACCGATACCGACATGGGCTTCCAGGCCGACGCGCTCGAACGACTCATGCGCACCGCTGACCCGGTCACGCACCCGATCGTCGGTGGGTTGTGTTTCGCGATGCGGGAAGTGTCACGCGACGGGTACAACGGTCACCGGACAGTCCCGAAGCCCGTCATCATGGACTGGCTCGCCCCCACCGAAGAAGAGCCCGCGACGTTCACGTTCCGGCAGTGGTACCCGCCCGACACGGTCATCAAATGTGCGGGCACCGGCTCCGCGTTCGTGCTGATCCACCGGACCGTGCTCGAGAAGATGCAGGCCGAGTACGGCGACAGCTGGTACGACCGGATCCGCGGCGACGACGGCCAGATGATCGGTGAAGACATCTCGTTCTGTGTCCGGGCCGGGGTCCTCGGATTCCCGATCCATGTCGACACGGGCGTGAAGACCACACACATGAAGACGGTCTGGTTGGGTGAGGACGACTACTGGCAGTCATCGACCGCTCCTCCTGCGACGGATGGCGTGATCGTGTGGACTCCGGCCGACGCGTCGCCCGAGCTGCGCGCGTCGTTGACGGCGTCGACGGGTCTCGCGTTCCGGATGGAAGGCGACTGGGACCCGGAGGTTCATGCCCCGTGGGTGTTCGTCGCTACGGGTGACACGGTGTTCGGTCCCGGCTGGTTCGATCAGGCGGTCCTTGCCGCTCAGGCGGGCGGCGCGGACGTTGTCGGTACGAGCGGTGGACTGTTGGTCCGGTCGTCGTACATCGACGCTGAGGGCGCCTCCTGGGATGGTCCGGGGTCGCTCATCCACGGCGGGTACGAAACTCTCGCTGGTGGACTGTCGGAGATCATCGAAGTCGCTACCGCCCGTGAACGGTTTGTGGTGTCGAAGGCATCGAACGTCGTGGTCGGGTCCGCGCCGGAACTGTCGAAGCGCGACAGGCGGCTCTACGAGGCCCGGTCCCGGAAACATGGGAAGGCCGCAGCGTGACTGCCTGCGACGTGTGCGGCGCGGTCATCGCGGAGAACGCCGCTGAGGTACACGCGGCGTGGCATCGTGCGATCACCTGGGTGCCGTTGGCGGTCGTCTCCGATGACCTCCTCCCCACGCAGGGGCAGCGCGTCGAACACGCTACCGAGTGAACGTCACCCCAGACGGTCGCCGCTACCTCGCCATCGCGAACGGTGAACGAGTCGCCCGGCCGTTCCACTACCGGTGGCTCGTCCCGTGGATCTGCGGGACACACGCACGACGGTGGCGGTGGACCGCCGAAATATCGACGGCTGGTCTCGCTCTCACCGCCGCATGGTGGGTCCAACTCCACGGGTTCGACTGGCGCTACCAGCTCGCAGCCCCGTTCCTCGTCGCTGGGCTCATGGGGGTCTGGGGATTCAACCGCACCTACCCCGTGCTCGTCGACGCTCCCGCCATGCTCCTGGCTCTCCTCGCCGCCTGCACCCTCGAGGCCGGCTGGTGGCCCGCAGCGATCGTGTTCGTCCTGCTCGCTGGCGCCACGAAAGAGACCGCGCCGGGGTTCGCTGCCTTGTGGGCATGGAACCCGGTCCTACTCGTCGGCCTGGTCGCCCCTGCCATCCGGTTCTTGCAACGCTCGGGGGAGGACGTCCTCGATGAACGCAACGCGTGGATTCTCGCTCACCCGTTTCGTGCAGCGCGCGAGTTCCACCAGGGTCGCTGGTTGGACTGGCGGCTCATGGTCGCCCCGTGGGGAGTGCTCCTCACCGCGCTCTGGGAACCCGATGTCCAACTCGTCGTCGTTCTCGCTGTCGCGTACGGGCAGCTCCTCGTCGCTACCGACAGTGTGCGGCTCTATCAGTGGGCCTGGCCTGCTGCACTCGTCGCCGCTCTGGGAGTCGTACCCGCCGAACTCCTCGCCGTCGCTGTGATCGCCCACCTCTACAACCCGTTCGCGGGTGACGGCTGCTGATGGGCGCCGACGTCACCGTCATCACCCCAACACTCCCGGAACGACACGAACGACTCGCGTTGATGGTCGCTGACATCTACGACCAGACCGTCGCGCCGGCCGAGCATCGCATCGGCATCGACTACGCCCACCGCGGTCCCGCGGTCGTCCGGAACCGGCTCATCGAAGGTGTCTCGTCGAAATGGCTCGCGTTCTGCGACGACGACGACCGGTTCGCCCCCGAACACCTCCAGACCCTCACCGACCATTCCGCTGGCGCAGACGTCGTGTACACGCTCTGCCATGTGACGGGTGAACGGTACGGGTGGGAACCCGCGCACCGGTGCGCACCAGCCCGGGGTGAGATCCCGGTCACGGTCCTGATGCGCACCGAAGCGTTCCGCGCGGCCGGGGGGTTCCCGGTGGATGAGACCAACGAAGACGAAGGCCTGTTCCTGCGGCTCATGGCCGCTGGCGCGACGTTCACCTGCGTCCACACCCGGACCTGGACGTACCAGTTCCATCAGACCAACAGAAGCCGCGCGCACCTACACGCGGCCCGCTGACAAGGGAGGCACCGATGGTCGACACGCTGTACGCGACCACCATCGACCTCCGCAAAACCCTCGGGATCGAAGACACCCTCGACGACGAGCTCCTCACCCTTGCGGTCACGTCCGCGTCAAGGTGGATCGACCGGGAATGCGCGCGACGGTTCTACCGTGACGCCCTCGTCGATACCGGAGATGTCGACGTCGATCTCGACGACCTGGACGTCACCCTTGCCCGCACCTACCAGCCGTCCGGGACCACTGATCTCGAGGTCGATGACTTCGACCCGTCGACCCCGATCGTCGTGGAACTCGACGTCGATGGTGATGGGACTTTCGCGTCGGCCCTGACGTTGAACGCTGACTACTTCGCGCTCCCGTTGAACCGGGAGACCGGGTGGCCGTGTACGGCGCTGCGTCGTATCGGGGCGGGATGGCCCGTGACGGTGAATGGCCGGCCGACGGTCCGGGTCGCGGCGCGGTGGGGTTGGCCCGCTGTCCCGGACGCGGTGAAGCAGGCGTGCCTGATCCGGGCGATGGACATCTTCAAGCAGAAAGACGCCCCGTTTGGTGTCGCCGGGTTCGGTGACTTCGGGGCGGTCAGGGTCCGAGCGAACGCCGAGGTCGACGATCTGCTGTTCCCGTACCGGCGTCGTTCGAAGCGTCTGATCGCCTGATGGCTCTCTCGATCATGGAAGGCGCGGAGCGGATCGGGAAATGGGCTGAGAACCTGGAACGCGAAGTCCCGCGCCGTGGTGTGAAAGCGGTCGCTACCCGGTTCAAGCACACCGTGAAGGCCCAACAGACCACGAAGGTGTTCCGCAACTTCGGGGGTACCGGCAAGTCCCACATCGGGACCGGCGCCCATTTCAAACTGTCCGGGTCGGGAAGCGACGCCGCGGCGACCGTGACGACGTACGGCCCGTTCGACATCCTCGAGACCGGCGCCGCCCGGCACGTCATCCTCCCCGTCGGTGGGCGCGGCGTCCTCCGTTCGGGCCGGACCCGGACCCGGCGTGGCGCAGAGGGCGCGGTGCGGCGCCGGTTGGAGAAGGGCAAGGGGTTCCGGTCCCTGCAGGGAGGGCCGGTCACGCAACAGAACGCGTTGAAGTTCCCCGACGGTGGGTTCGCCCCCTACACCCACCACCCGGGTACCCGGCCGAAGCACCCGTGGAAGAAGTCCGTCGCGGTGATCGGCCCCCAGGCGACCCGCATCTACGAACGGTCCGTGCTCATCGGGATGGCGAAGGTAGGGCTCCGGTGAGTGAGCTGCTCGACATCTGGCAGGAGTTCTACGAGTTCATCGCCCGCGACCCCGAATCCCCCAAATCTCGGCCGGTCGACGGGCTCCTCGGCCCGGACCTCGACGACCCGACCGTGAGGTCCGTCTACAAGGGCGAACCGATCAAGGGGTACGAGGAGTTCGGTGTCACCGTCACCTGCACGCCCGGGGCGATGCCCGACCCGCTCACCTGGGGGATGACGGTCCGGGTGTACCACCCGGTGGGGGAACGACCCCTCGACGCGCAGATGCGAGTCGTTGAGGCAGCCGAACTCCTCGACGAGCTCCTCTCGGCCCGGTACGAGATGGCCGCGTGGGTGTTCGACCTGCAACCAGCCTTGGGTGCGTGGATGGGTGAGGCGACGTACGGGATCGGCCGCGAGATCCCCGCGATACCCCAGTGAGGATCCTCGCCGTCGCCCCCGGTCCCAGCTACTCGGTTGAGGACGTCCATCAGGGGTGGGTGCGAGCATTCGAACGCGCCGGCCATGACGTCTACGACCTGCGGCTCGGTGAACGCTTCGAGCTGTGGGTCCTCGCCCATCTGGAGAAAGACGGCGAGTGGGTCCGTGCCCTGGACCGTGACATCGCGAACCGGTTCGCGATCGAAGGCCTCGAGGCGAAGGCCTACGAGTTCTGGCCTGACGTGGTGGTCATCACGAGCGGGTTCTACGTCTCGAACGATGTCCTGAACCTGTTGTCGTCCCGGCATCTGACGGTCCTGGTCTGCACCGAGTCACCGTACGAAGACGACGAGCAGATCGAACGTGCCGCTCACGTCGACATCGTCATCGTGAACGACCCGACGAACCTGGAACGGTTCCGGGCCGTGAACCCGAACACCGTCTACCTACCCGCCGCGCACGACCCGGAGCTCCACTGTCCGGGCCCGAAGGTCGCGAAGTTCGAAGCCGACTTCGGGTGGGTCGGCACGGCGTACCCGTACCTGATGCGGTTCTTCGAAGCAGTCGAGTGGGGTGACCTCACCGTCAAGCTCGGCGGCAACTGGATCAGCCTCCCCGCCGACTCACCGTTGCGACGGTTCTTCTACGACGACCCCGAGGAATGCTCGTTCAACTCGGAGACCATCGACCTGTACCGGTCGGTGAAACTGTCGGCGAACACGTACCGGCGCGAAGCCGAGAAACCGGAACACGTCGACGGCTGGTCGATCGGGCCCCGCGAGGTCGAGCTCGCCGCGACCGGCACGTTCTTCCTTCGGGACCCGCGCCCTGAGGGCGACGACTTGTTCCCGATGCTCCCGACGTTCGACAGCCCGGACGACTTCTCGGAGAAGTTGGCCTGGTGGGCTGCGCATGACACCCAACGCGAAGCCGCCGCCGGCCAGGCACGCGCCGCTGTCGCTTCTCGCACGTTCGACGCGCATGTCGCGTGGTTGATGTCCCAAATCCCGGCCAGAGCCGGCTGACGAAAGGCAACACATGTCTCGACAGAGTGGACGGTTCGGTCGGCTCCTCGTCGACGTTTCGAGCGCCGCGAACGGTTCCGCCGTTCCGGTCGGCAACGTCAAGGAGATAAACGTCAACGAAGACGCCGAGACGTACGACGTGACGTGTCTCGGCGACTCTTCGAAGACGTACGCGGATGGTCTCCCCGACGCGGAGATCACGTTCAACGGGTACCTCGACCCGACCGACGTCGCGCTCCTGAAGACGTTCGGTGATGGTCTCGCGCGGAAGTGGTACTCGTACCCGGACTACACGAACGTCCCGACCCTGTACCGGGCTGGGACGGGCCGGTTCTCCGGTTCGCATGGCATCCCGGTCGATGGGGCGATGCCCGTCACCGGCAAGATCGCAGTCGCGACACCCGTGATCAAGCAGCCGTAACCTGTGCTCGAAGAAGAGTGGTCGATGTGGGCGGTCGACATCGACGGGAAACACGTCCGGCTCGATGACCTGTCGGTCCGGTTCTGGGAACAGATCAGCGAACAGCTGATGCGGCTCGACGGGCCCGGTTACGGGACGATCCTGTCGAAGCCGATGACGTTCCCCGACATCGCCCGACAGATCGCGGTCGAAGCCGCCCGACTGTTGGGCAACGCGGATCCGGAAGCGAAGATCGACGAGTTGACCGCGTCGCCGTTCGGGGAACCGTCGTTGAAGAACGTCGGGAACCTGCTGGTCATGGTGAACGACGACCTGCCGTCGGTGATGGAAACGCAGGGAGACGACCAGATCGCGGTCCCTCCCTCGGGGGACGACCCTTCGACGACTGGATAGTCGTCCTCTGTTCGCCCCCACACAACTTCACCCCCCGCCAAGTCCGCGAGGATTTCACTCCACGCGACTTCGCCCTGTTGCGTATGTCTTGGGAAGGTGACTGATGGCCCGTCCCGTCGATCTCCTCCTCAAAATCACCGCGAACACGAAGGGCGCCGTCCAAGAAGTCGACAAGGTCTCAGGTTCCCTGAAGGGAGTCGAGGCCTCGACAGCGAAGACGCAGGGCGTCATCGCCGGTTCGTTCGGGAAAGTGAAAGCCGCGATCGGTCCGGTGTCGCCGGCGTTCCTCGCGATCGGTGGCGCAGCCGCGGCGGCGGGGGTCGCGGTCGGGAAGTTCGCCCTCGATGGGGCGGAGAAGTTCGCTGCCCTGACGGGCGAGGTCCGAGGCGTGCGCCGCTCGATGGGTGGCACCGCGGAAGAAGCATCGCAGCTGACATACGCCCTGAAGATCACGGGAGTCGGGGCAGCGGCCGGCGCGTCCGCGTTCGGCATGCTGTCGAAGAAACTCGGTACCGGGGCGCTTGACCTCTCGAAATACGGGGTCGAAGTCGAGAAGAACAAGGACGGGACCACGAACCTGGCGGGCACCGTCGCGAATCTTGCGGACGCGTACTCGTCGACTACTGATGTGACGCAACGAGCGGCGCTCGGGTCCGCAGCGTTCGGCCGCGGGTTCCAGACCCTGTCGCCGATCCTGTTGAAGTCGAAGGAAGAGATCGAGCAGCTGTACGCGGCGGCAGGCGAATCCGGCCTGATCTTCTCCGACGAAGACCTGGAGAAGGGACGCCAGTTCTCGGTCGCTTTGAAAGAGCTCGACGCTGCGGTGGAGGGGTTCCAGGCGTCGGTCGGTGAAGCCGCAGTCCCCGCACTGACCGCCTTGTCGCAGAAGATGACGGGCGCGGTGAACTCGTTCCGCCAACTGAAAGAATCGATCGACGCGGCCGACCTGGACCGGTTCACTGGCTCCGCGAACCGGCTCGCGGATTCGCTGCCGGGTATCGGTACCGGGTTCCGTACGTTGCAGTCCGGCGCGAAGGGCCTGCTCGAGACCCTTCCGGGTATCGGGCCCGGGATCGGACTGGCGTCCCGCGCGGTGGACTTGTTCGGCGATTCCGCGGACAACGGGCAACGGGCCGCGGCAGCCCTGGCGGAAGCGGAAGCGGAAGCAGCGTACGAGGCGGAGCAGTCCGCTGCCGCGTTCGATGAGGCGACGGCCGCTCTGGACCGGAAGAACGACGCTACGATCGCGTCGTTCTCGTCGGATCTCGCCGCTCAGCAAGCGAACGTCGATCTCGCGACCGCGATCGCTGACGGGACTGCTGGCCTCGACCTGCAGAAACAGGCTCTCGACACGGCTGGCGCCCAAGCGCAACTCGCGGCCGACAACTACGAGAAGCTCACCGGGCAGGCCGCGAACGCCACCCAGAAGAACGACTTCCTCAAGCAAGCCTTGATCAACGTCGGGAACCAGTTCCCGCAGCTGCGTCCTCTGCTGCAGGGCTGGATCGATCAGCTCGGACTGGTGCCCCGCACGGTGAACACTGACGTGACGGTCCGCCTGGACCGTGGCTCGCTTGACGCCGCGATGAATGGTGTCCGTTCCGTGCTCGGCACCTTCCGGCCCGTCATCCAAGCAGTCGTAGTAGCGCCTCGTAACGACCCGGGCGGCGGCGCTGACGGCAACGTGTTCACGCCCATGGCGCACGGTGGCCCGATCCCCGGTTCACCCTCGACTGCGGTACCGATCTTGGCTCATGGCGGCGAGTACGTCCTCTCCGCCGATGTTGTGTCGCGGATCAAGCGGGGCGCACCGTCAGCCGGCGCCAGGGTCGAGGGCGGAGCCCGTGGCATGTCGTCGGGTGGGAACTCGTACCAGATCAGCGTGAACGTCGCTCCGGGCGGTCACCCCGCCGAAGTCGGCGCAGCGACCGTCGATGCGATCCGCGCTTTCGAGCGGGCCAACGGAAAAGGCTGGCGTAACTGATGTCCACGAACTTTCCGACCAGTCTCGATACGTTCCCAACCCAGGCCGATCTGGCGAACGACACCCTCGCCACGAAAGCGCACTCGAACCTCCACGCCAACCTGGGCGACTCGGTAGCAGCCCTCGAATCGAAAGTCGGGGTCGATGGACTCACCTTCGCTTCGACCTCTGTTGAAGGCCGACTCAAGCGGCTCGAGGGGATGGCGCACCTCGACGCCCGCGTCCTCGGGGTCGTCGCCGACGACGCAACCGACTGCACAACCGCACTCCAAACCGCGGTGGACTTCGTCGGCGGTCTCGGCGGCGGAGTTGTCGAGTTGCCGGGCGGCATCATCCGCCATGACACCATCGACGTCGGTAACGACAACGTCATCATCCGCGGGAAGGGCATCGGACGAACCACGCTCCGGTACGTCGGTTCGGGAGCGGGTGAACCAGCCATCAAGTTCGAAGGCACCGAGATCGGCGACTACACGGGCTGCCTCGAACATACCGGCCTTCAATACCTCACCATGTACAACTCGGGGACCGGCGCTTCAGTCGGGCGGTACTCGCACGCGTCGCGTGACCACGTCGACGAGTTCGTCGCGTACACCGGGTTCCGGGCCGGCGCGGTCGTAGGGCACGACTACTGGAACTTCACGCACCTCCGGAACTCGTACGACTTCTGCGGCAGCGTGAACGACACCGACGTCGCCGTCCAGATCTACTCGGGGACCGCGTCGGGCGAGTGGGCAGTCGACGCTGGAGCAGAGATCCACGCCCGGTTCGAGAACAACGGTGACCGGATCCTCGACTGCCGACCCGCGAACGGGCACCTGGTCAACAAGATCGCGTTCATCGGCGGCAAGATCGAAGAGTCGTCGGGGCAGATGGGCGGCAACAGCACCGACGGATGCGCGTTCTACCTCGAGAACGTCGGCGACTTCACCATGACCGGGACAAACATTGTCCTTCAGGACAAGCGCGCCGCCCACGCGGTGATCCCCTACATGTTCCAGCTCGTCGACTGCAACGGCATCGACCTCCGTCCGTACATCGCGTTCGGGTCCGGGTCGATGCCGAAGTGTTTCAACTACTTCTTCCGCATCGACGGCGGGCAGGGCTTCAACATCGCGGCCCGGATGACGTGCGGGAACACGACCGCGTACCCGACGACCGTGTTCAACTTCGCGAACACCCCCGTCAGGCTGAACCGGGTTGGCACAACCTGGTGCTACGCGCCCGGTTCCCCGCCGACGACCGACACGGGCACGGTGCCTTCCGGCACCACCTGGTAACCGGTGCCCGGCTTCGATGACGGATCCGTCGGGTTCGATGCTGCGGTCGGGTTCGACGCTTCCGGCGACGGGACGGGAGGGACCCCGACGTTCCCCGTCACCGGCTGGGATGGCATCAGCCTCTCGATCGAGGTCGCGTTCGTCGTCGACGAGTTCATCATCGGCGAATCACTCATCGGGATCACCCCGCTCGGCCCGGTACCCGAGTGGACCGACATTACCCAGTACGTCCAAGGCTGGTCATCGAAGCGTGGCCGGCAACGAGCCCTCGAACGCGCCCAGACCGGTTCGTTGCGTCTCGACCTGCTGAACACGGACGGACGGTTCGACCCAACCAACCTGTCGGGCCCGTACGTCGCCGACGGCGCGACCCAAGTCCTGCCAGGCTGCCCGGTCCGAGTCCGCATCGAGTACGACGGCACCACCCACGACGTCTGGCGCGGGTGCGTCGACGCCTGGCCGGGCACCTGGGCGAAAGGCCCCGCCACCTCCGCTCCCGCGTTCGTCGGTCTCGAAGCATCCGGCGTGTTCGACTGGCCCGCCGGCGTCGACCTGAAACCCGGCCCCCCCCTGGGGATCGGAGAGAAGGCCGGCGCCCGAGTCCACCGGATCCTCGACGCGATCAACTGGCCGTCCTTCGCTCGCGACATCGACACGGGCGTCGCGACCATGCAGGACACGACCCTCGAAGGCCCCGTCGTCGACCTGCTGCAACGAGCTGCCGATTCGGATGGCGGCTACCTGTACGAAAGCGCCGATGGCAGCATCGCGTTCCGGGACCGCAACTCGTCCTACACGGGCGTGTCGCTCACCTCGCAGGCAGTGTTTGGCGACAACCCTGCCGCAGTCCTCGCCGGGACCGAACTCCCGTATTTCGATGTGACGTTCGACTACTCGAAAGACCTCGTCAAGAACGACGTGACCCTCGCCCGCGAAGAGTCCGACACCTTCGTGAACATCACCGACGGGTACTCGCGCCGCAAGTACGGGCCCCGCTCCTATGACAACACGGAGCTGATGAACGAGACCGACGCGGGCCTGATCCCACTCGCGCAGATCGTGATCGCCCAGTCCGCCGACCCCGAGCTCAGGTTCGAGTCGATCACGATCCGGCCACGCCGCGACCCCGAACGGTTGTGGCCCGTCGTCCTCGGCCTGGATCTGCGGCACCGGGTGACGATCATCCGTCGGCCGGCGTCTGGGAACACGATCGAGCAGGACTGCTTCATCGAGTCCATCTCGCATTCGTGTCCACGCCAGGGGGAGTACGAGATCGTGTTCGGACTCTCGGCCGCGCAGGCGTTCACCGCGCAACCCTTCATCATCGGCACCAGCCTGCTGGGCGGCACCGACGTCCTGGTCTTCTGATGCCCCGCGAACGTCCGATCAGGACCGGGAACCTCAACCGTGGGAACGCGGGCACCGTCGGACCCGCCGGCCCGCAAGGCTCCCAAGGCCCCGCCGGTACCAACGGTGAGGACGGACTGGATGGCGCTCCTGGCCCGTCCGTGGCCCGGCTCATCATCAGCGGCCACTCGTACGCGTGGGAGAACCAGCGGTCCCCGTACGGGGCGTCGAACCCCCAGTCGGGGGAGACACGCGACGGGACCTACTTCACGTCCATCCTCCGCGACACGCTCACCCCCGGAGCGGCCCGGTTCCAGACCACGTCGATCGCCCCGTCGTCGACGACGACAACGACCGTGATCGGGCTGATACCCGAAGACTGCGTAGTGGAGGGGATCTGGTTCATCCCGAACGAGGACGTCACCGGCGCTACCGACACGTTCCGCCACGACGTCCTCGGACGCACCCTCCTCGGCATCGTCCCGTTCGGTAGTCGCCTGTACGACGCGGGCACCGACCTCGCCCAGGGTGTCCCCCAGGGGATCTACGTCCCCATCAGTGGTGGTGGCACGGACCTGCGGGCACAGAACGCGTCGGGGACGCTCCTGAACTTCCCGTTCTGGATGCCGTCCGTCTACTACGAGCTCGCCGGAACCACCGCGAGCACGAACCCGCTCCTGTGGCGATCGACGCAGGTCGGCTCGGGTCAGGACGACCCCGGCGGCTTGGTGATCGTCCGGTATGGGGGCCGGTACCGGAACCTCGCGCAAGGCGGTTCGCTGCTCCTGATGGGCGGGACGTATCTCGGTGGGTGGGGCGCCATGTTCGCCGCGCACCGGGCCCCCCAGGCGTTCGGTGTCGAATGCAACGTCGCGAGCACCGCGAGCACCAGCGCGACGAGCATCACGGTCGACCCGCTCGCAGCTCCGATCCCGTCGGGCTGGCAGGTCGAGTTCTCGAACGGTGTCACCGCGACCCTCACCAGCGCGTCTCCGCAGTTCGACACGTCGCTTGCCGTGAGCGCGATCAGCGGTTCGATCCCCGCCGGGAACCAGGGGTACGCGACCGCCGGGTACGACGGCGCGTACGACTCCCTCGCTTCTGAGGGTGTTCACGTCATGTGTTGGGGCATCAACGACAGTGCGTGGTGGTCGCCGCAGGACCGGTCAGCGTGGCGAGAAACCGTCCGGTCGGTGATCGCGCTCGCGTCGTGCCCGTACGTCTCGGATGGTGTCCAGTCGAACATCGTCTACACCGCCGGCAACGGGTCGGGCGCCGTGTGGGAGGACTTCATCCAACCCGCCTCCGGCCAATGGCTGTCGAACCAGGCGTACAACTCGGTGGGGACGAACAAGCGGTTCACTGGCGCGGTTGGTGGGACTCCCCCGACGATCACGATCAAGATCGCCCCAGCGTTCGAAGGCGGCTACATCGACCTCTTCTTCGCCGCCCTCGCGGGGACGGGCCGCGGAGCGCAAGCCACCATCGCTGCAGCTGGGACCGCCGCGACGATCGACACGTCGTCAGCGTCTCCGACCGCGAACGTCACCGCGACAACCGGCACCACCTTGAACGGTGTCGAGTTCATGGTCGGCACCGGATACAACCAATCCCAAGTCGGCCGGACCATCGAACATGATGGGATCCCGACCGGCGCGGTGATGGGGTTCGTCAACGACGCTGGAACCGCCGCGACGATCTGGGATCCAGTCGCGAACATCGCCCTCGACGCGACCGCGGACCTGACCGGCGACCCGGCGAACATCATCGGGTACTGCCCGATGGTCAAACGCCTCGGCTACCTCCCCGCCGGCGCCCACACCATCACCATCACGTTGACAG